GCATCATGGTCAGAAGGTCTTCGTATCAATGTCCCAAGTTCAAGCACTTGGGGTGGAATTCGTATCACAAGAGGTTCAGGTACAGGTAATTGGGCGATTGGATATACAGCATTAAATTCATCTGACGATTTAACATTTTATGGTGGAACAAATAATCAAATTGAACTTAACTTAGACCAATCTGGAAATTTGGTAGCAAGAGGTAACATTACTGCTTATGGTTCTCCTTCCGATATCAAACTTAAAGAGAATGTGAAGACATTAAATAACTCTTTAGATAAAGTTTTGAAACTCAGAGGTGTGTCATACGATTGGAAAAAAGAGACTAAAGAATATGACATGGTTGGCCTTCGTAGTGACGTTGGTTTCATTGCTAATGAGGTCATGGAAGTTGTACCAGAATTAGTACGTGAGACTGATGGTGTACTATCCCTTAGAGATAAAGGTATCGTTGCACTATTGGTTGAAGCCATCAAAGAACAACAAAAACAAATAGAAGAACTAAGAGATATTATCAATGGCAAATCAAAATAACTTTGTAGTCAAGAATGGCCTAACAGTTGGTACTACTGCGGTTATCAACTCATCTGGTGCATGGGTTGGTCCTAATAGTGGTCTAGTTGGTGCTACAGGTTTGACTGGACCTACTGGACCAACTGGTGCCACAGGAGTTACTGGTCCTACTGGTCCCACAGGACCAACAGGAAGTACAGGTAGTACAGGTCCAACAGGTCCTACTGGACCAACAGGACCAAATGGACCACAAGGTGCAACAGGTATTACTGGACCAACAGGACCTACTGGTGCTCAGGGACCTACTGGACCCACAGGTCCTACTGGTGCTACAGGTTTGACTGGACCAACAGGACCTACTGGACCTAGTGGACCGACTGGACCTAGTGGACCAACTGGACCTACTGGTGCTACAGGTGCATCACCATTTTTATTGAATGGTACATCGGCATATTATACAGCAGGCAATGTAGGTATTGGTACATCAAGTCCTCAAGCAACATTGCACGCCCAATCTGGTTCTTATTCATCAACTCCTCGTGGTGGTGGCAATAGTAGATTTTTGTTTACTATGCCAGGCACAACAGTCGGCACCAACTATTTTGAATTACAAGCAGCAAATACTGCCGATACAAGTATTCTGTTCAGTTCTGGTGCAACCGGCAATAATTTTGGTGTTCTTAGATATGATGCTACAGTGTCTGCAATGTCAATATGGACAAATGCTACACAACAACTGACTATTACATCTGCTGGTAATATGGGACTAGGAACTACCAGTCCAGTTAGTTTTGGCGCAGGCGCAGTCATACAAACCGTTGCAGGAACAACAACCTATGGTGGTTATCTCGGTAGTACCAATAGTGTAACTGTACAAATGTGGGCCAATGAGGGCGGTCTAACTGGTTATCTAGGCACTCGTACAAATCACCCATTGTTATTCACAATTAATAATGCTGAAGTTGGACGTTTTAATACCAGCGGTTATCTTGGTATTGGTACAACAAGTCCTAACAATAAACTTGTAGTATCAAATGGTGGTGTAGTTGGTTTAGAAATTAGTCCTACCGGCGGTTATACTGGACTAGGTGGCGTAGATTTTCTTTCTTATAATAGAAGCGCTTCTGTATATGCCCCTATAGGATTTATTACCAATAGTAATAACAATTCTATGTCCATTTTAACTAACGGCAAGGTTGGTATTAGTACAACAAGTCCAAGCCAATTACTGTCGGTTGCTGGCACAATGTCGGCAACAACATATTACGATTATAACAACACCAGTTATTATGCTGTACCAAGCGCTACATCACAATTTAATACCGTAAACATCAATTATCCATATGTTAATGGACCAATAATAAGACAGGCTGCTGCAACAGGTTGGTTATCAGGAAATTATTCCAGTTCGGAAAGTGGTTCAACAACCGGCGCAATTTATTCTATTGGTGGAAGTTATTATCCAACATCAACATCTTTGAATAATATGTACGGTATTGGGTATGCTAATAGCTTTACCGGCGGTTATGTTAGTAGCGCTTGGGGGTTATATGTTGCTAGTTCCGGTACAATTCGTCATTATCTAGATTCAGATAATGGAGTTGCTTATCATAGTGCTTCTGTCCGTTCACCAATATTCTATGATTTGGATAACACAGGTTATTACGTTGATCCAAATAACACATCAAATGTTAACTATATGCAGGCGATTAATTATTCAACCGCTGCACAAGGTAATCCTGGAATAGCCGACTCATTCTATTGCGGCAACTGGTACAGAAGTGTTGGTCCATCTGGTTGGTACAATCAAACATATTCCGTTGGCATTTACGCTACCGATAGCACTTGGGTTCGTACATATAACAATGCACAGTTTTACTCAGGCAGTATTATTCAAGCAGGCGCAAGTGTTAGAGGTCCAATTTTTTATGATACTGATAACACAGGTTACTATTTGGATCCAGCAAGTACTTCAAACTTAAACAACTTACAAGTTTCAAACACATTCTATGCAAATTATAGTGGAACACCATATCACACCAATGTAAATTTTGGTTTTTCTGGTACAGACTACAAATACAAATATATTTTATTAGCAAAGGTTCCTACTTTTGGCAACAGTAACACAAACGTCACAATTAAAGGTAAATTCTTATTTTCTCGTACAAACAATTTGGGTATAACTGCTGATGCTGAAATAAGTCTCAACATTGGTTATGGAAACAATGTGTATTTTAACATGAGCAACAGCGGCGGGACTGTTCTACAATTAGTTAACTACACATATAATGGCACAGCATATCTTGCACTTTATGCATATACGGCACCGAACTGGTCATGGGGTAATTTTTATGGTGAAATTGTTAACTATGGATCATGGTTAGATTCAAATCTATTTACTGTTGTTGAAGTATCATCATCAAATCATACATCAGCCACATACACTTCTAATGGTAGCACTTTCAACCAACCAGTAACCGCAACATCATTCTACGCAAGCGGCAGTTATTATTATGATGGATCAAACACATCTTATTATGTTGCACCAAGTGGTACATCAGTACTTAGTACAGTCACAGCATATAATGTGGGTTGTAATAATGGAGGATCGAGCAGTTCTGGTTATGGACTATCTTTATACAATGGTGCAGCAAGTTTCCCACAGTATGGAATATTGTTCCAAGGAACCGCAACAATGGGAACACACGGTTCTGTCACCGCCGATTGGGCAACATACTTTACAGTAGATACAACATCCAATCGTGGATGGATTTTTAAGGGTGGAACAGTAAATAGCACAAGTTATAACGTTGCATCAATCAATAACTCAGGTACAGCAGTATTCAATGGCAACGTGACTGCTTATTCCGATATACGGGTTAAAAAGAATATAAAAGTTATTGGAAATGCTCTTTACAAAGTCCAACAACTGCGTGGTGTAACTTTTGATAGAACAGACGATGAAAGAATTGGAAGACAAACTGGTGTTATCGCTCAAGAAGTTTTAAAAGTCTTGCCTGAAGCAGTACTAGGTTCTGAAGAAACTCAATATTCTGTTGCATACGGCAACATGGTTGGTCTACTAATTGAAGCCATCAAAGAACAACAAGCAATAATTGACTCACAAGAGGCAAGATTGCAAAGACTTGAAGAACTACTTAAAAAATGACCTATATAATCCTTTAACCCGCCAACATTTTAGGAGAAAATAATGGCTACAGTAAACACACTTGCATCACTTGCAAATTCAGAATGGACCTACTCTAATACCATCACTGGTCTTAAAGTACAAAACATCAAAGGTCCAGATGGTAACTTGTATGCAAATACAGTTGTTCAAACCTATTGGACATACTCTGCAACAACACCAGACGGTCACACCGGTACTTTCAACGGTGCAACACCTTTCACATTGGGTAATGTTCACTCAGATACATACTCATTTACACCATTCACAGATTTGGAAGAAGCAAACGTACTATCTTGGATTATCAATTCAATTTCTGGTTCGTATGCTGACCACATCAATGAAAAGATTGTTGAACAAATTAACAATCAAATCAACGTAATTTCTGAACCAGGTCTACCTTGGGCTCCAGCAAATACTGCAAATACACCTGCATAAATACATAGTCACATCATTAATATAGGAGAAACTTGACATGACAGACCAAGCACAACAAGCACAGCCACAACAACAAGACGTAGATTTGACCTTCAAATTGAGTTTTGTAAATGCATTGATTCAATCTTTGGATGAAATCCCACACAAGTGGAGTCGCCCAATTATTGATGCACTTGGCCGTGCTGCGAATGAACAGTTGCAAGCAATGCAACAAGGCCAACAACCAGATGGTCCTTTGGGAAGCAAAGTTATTCAGTAAACCACGATTTCTCCTATTAGATAAATAGGGTATAATAGGAGATTTCTAATGGCAACAATAACTAATAGACAAGACTTTAAAGACTATTGTCTACGTAGACTTGGTGCACCAGTTATTAACATTAACGTGGATGACACTCAGGTTGAAGACCGTGTAGACGATGCAATTCAATATTGGCAAGATTACCACTTTGATGGTGCTCAAAAGTTCTATTGGATCCATTATGTAACCGCAAACGATATTGCAAACCAATATCTGGATGCTTCTCAGGCTAAAGACCAAAACGGAAATACGGTTAATATTTTAGGTATTACCCGTATTTTCCCATTGACCGACTCTCAGGCAACCATCAACATGTTTGACTTGAGATACCAATTGCGTTTGAATGAGTTGTATGACTTTACCTCAGCGTCCTACATCAATTATACTCTAACACAACAACACTTACGTTCTTTGGAACTCCAGTTCACTGGTGAAGTTCCTATTCGTTTCGTGCGTAATATGCAAAGATTGTATATTGATTGGGCGTGGGGTCAAGGTTATGAAGTTAATGTAGGTCAAGTTGTTGTTTCTGAGTGTTATGGTGCAATTGACCCAAGCATATATCCAACTGTATGGAATGACCGTTGGTTGAAACGCTATGCTACTGCACTGATTAAGAAAAATTGGGGAGAAAATATGGCCAAATTTGGTGGCATCCAATTACCTGGTGGTGTGGTTCTAAATGGCAAAGAAACTGTGGATGCCGCAGTTGAAGAAATTGCACAACTAGAAAAAGACATGATTAACGATTATTCGGGACCATTGGAATGGTTCTTAAACTAATGAAACATCTACATCATATTATTCCTAAACATATGGGTGGTTCAGACGATCCATCAAATTTGATAGAAATGACTGTTGAAGAACATGCAGAGGCACATCGTGTTCTTTTTGAAAAATACGGAAGAAAAGAAGATGAGTTGGCATGGAAAGGTCTTGCTGGAATAATGGGAAAAGAAGAACGAGTTAAAGAGTTGTGTCGTTTAGGTGCACTAAAAGCAAACCAAAATAGAAAAGGTGAGAACCATTGTTTCTATGGTAAAAAAAGACCAGAACACAGTGCTAAATTAAAAGGCCGAAAAGTTAATAGAACACAAGAACACATTGAAAAATTAAATAATAGATTCACAAACGATTACATAAAAAAAGTTACAAACTCAATTGCAAGAGATTGGGAAGTTATAACTCCATCAGGCACAAAAGAAATTGTGCACAATATGGCAGAATATTGTAGAAAGAATGGACTCAATCGTGGAATGATGTCTGTTGCCGCAAAAAAATCTATAAAATATAAAGGCTATACCTGCCAGAAAGTAACAGGTTAACATGGCGATTTCTCCGTATTTTAATAATTATAACGCTAAGTATGATGAACAACGCTTAGTGGAAGACCTCATAACTGAGTCAATTCAGATTATGGGATTCCAGGCATATTATTTACCAAATGATAATGATGCAGCAAGAGACTTAATCTATGGTGAAGACCCGGTTAAGAAATTTGCGGCAGCATTTCCATTAGAAATGTATCTTTCTTCTGCAAATGAATACATGGGTGAGAAAGAAATGTTTACTAAGTTTGGTTTAGAAATCAGAAACCAAGTTACAGTCATTCTTTCTAAGCGTGCGTTTACTCAAAGAGTACCACAAAACACTTATACCAGACCAAGAGAAGGTGATTTGATTTACATTCCATTCCTAAATGGTACTGGTGAGTTGTATGAAATTAAGTTTACAAACCAGAACAAAGATTTCTTCATGTTAGGCCGTAAAGTTCCTTACTACTATGAATTGGAACTTGAGAAATTCAAATATTCACAAGAAATTATTTCTACTGGCAACCAAGATATTGATTCTGTTGTTACTGATTCTGCTTACACATTACATTTGAATGTTGGTACAGGAACAGGAACATACAACATTAAAGAAATTGTGTATCAATCTATGGATGGAACATTCGCAAATGCTACAACAGTTGCAACAGTGCAGTCTTGGATACCAAGTTCAAAAACACTTTCTGTAACCAATATTGCTGGTGAGTTTATTGATTCTGACGTTATAATTGGTCAATCAAGTAATGCACAGTATATCTTAACAACGTTTAATCCATTGTATGATCCAGCAAACAAAGAATCATACGACAATAATGTGATTGAAACTACTGCTGCACCATATGTCAATACATCAGAAAATAATCCAATTGGTGGTCTATAATGGCAGATACAACCTACAATAGAATGATTCGTAAGATAACAGTTGCGTTTGGCAATCTGTTTAACAATATTACGCTAGTTCGTTACAATCCAGATGAATCGGAACAAGAAAGATTTGTTGTTCCTATTGATTATGCGGCAAAAGAATTGTATGTTCAACGTCTAACTTTTGACCCTAATCTAGATAAAAAAGTTCAAATGACTTTGCCACGCATGTCATATGAAATGAATGGTATTGATTACGATGCATCCAGAAAACAAATAACAAATATCAAAAACTTTGCGGCAAGTGGTCAAAATATCATTTCGCAATACATGCCAGTGCCATATAACTTTGATTTCTCACTTTATTTGTATGTAAGAAATATTGAAGATGGCAATCAAATCATTGAACACATTCTACCATTCTTTGCACCAGATTATACAATCAAAGTGAACATGATTCCAGAAATGGGTATCGTCAAAGAAGTACCAATTATATTGAACAATGTCAGATATGATGTAACTTATGAGGGTGACCGTGATTCAGATACCAGAATGGTTATTTGGACACTTAACTTCACAGTTAAAGGTTTCATCTTTGGTGCAAATTCAACAACTGGCTTGATTAAAACATCTATTACAAACATACACAACAATCTTGCACAGGGCAATAACATTGTTTTCAATGTGAATACCGGTGGACTAGGTAACTATCAAATTAATGAAAGAGTTTACCAAGGACCAACATCAGAATTGGCCACAGCAACAGCACAAGTAGTATCTTGGAGTAGCAATAACAAACAATTGATTGTCAACAATGCACAAGGTAACTTTGTTTCTAATACAAATCTTGTTGGTGCAAATACAGGTTCAATCTGGACATTCAATTCTTATAGTATTCAACCAGAAGAATACGCAAATATAACTATTACTCCTAACCCAAGCAACGCTAACGCAACATCAAATTATACATATACCACCACAATAACTGAATATACCAATGTCTAACTTTGAAAAAAATATGGAAGAAATCTTTGATGTTTCTTCCACTCCGACACCAGTGGTGCCTGTTGTAAAAAAACAACAGTTGCCCGCAACAGTAGATAAAGAAAATCTTGAAGAAGATTTGGCTGATGCATATGAACAGACCAAAGCAAATCTACAAGATTTGATTGACCAAGGTAAAGATGCAATGGCAGAGATTCTACAGATTGCAAAAGATGGTCAGCACCCAAGAGCATTTGAGGTATATGGTACTCTACTTAAAAATGTGGTAGATGCAAACAAAGAATTACTTGCAGTTCAAAAACAAATGCGTGAGATGGACAAAAAGAATCAAGCAAGCACCACAAATATAGATAAGGCAGCTTTCTTTGTTGGCTCAACATCCGAGTTGAATAAACTCATTAAGGGTATGAATGAGTGATAATAAAGAAAGTTACCGCGATAATATTTTACTAAAGAAGGTTGGCGTTCAAGTAAAATATACTCAAGAACAAGTTGAGGAGTATTTGAAGTGTGCAAAAGATCCTGTTTATTTTGCAGAACACTATATTAAGATTGTCAACGTTGACCGTGGTTTAATGCCATTTGAGATGTGGGACTTCCAGAAGGACATGATTCGTCTGTTCCACAAGAATCGTTTTGCCATCACCAAGTGTCCTCGTCAGGTTGGTAAAACCACCACCTCCGTGGCATATCTTCTTTGGTTGACATTATTCAACGACACACAAAACGTGGCCGTCCTAGCAAATAAAGGTTCTCTTGCACGAGATATTCTTGCAAAGTACCAACTTGCTTATGAAAACTTACCAATGTGGTTGCAACAAGGTGTTGTAATCTGGAACAAAGGTAACGTGGAACTAGAAAATGGTTCTAAGATTCGTGCCGATTCAACATCTTCTGCTGCAATCCGAGGTGGTTCTTTTAACTGTGTATTCTTGGATGAGTTTGCTTTCGTTCCACCAAACATTGCACATGAATTCTTTAACTCTGTTTACCCTGTAATTTCATCAGGTAAAACAACCAAGATTATTATTGTGTCTACACCAAATGGTATGAATCTGTTTTACAAGATGTGGATGGATGCAATTGGTAAGAAAAGTGGTTATAAACCATTTGAAATTCACTGGTCAATGGTACCAGGTCGTGATGAGGCATGGAGAGAAGAAACTATTCGTAACACCTCAGAAGAACAATTCAGACAAGAGTTTGAGTGTGAGTTCTTAGGTTCTACCAATACGCTTATCTCTGGTCAGAAACTTGCACAAATGGCTTATTTGGATCCAATTGCCAAGCACGATAAAGTCAATGTGTATGAAATGCCCATCAAAGAAGATGGTGAAACACACAAAACAGACCACTTATATGCTATCTGTGTTGATGTTTCAGAAGGTAAAAACATGGACTCGTCTGCGTTTGTGGTCATGGATATCTCTGCTATGCCATACAAAATGGTTGCAACATACCACAGTTCGTCAATTCATCCAGTATTGTTCCCAACTGTAATCTACAATACTGCAAGGTTGTTCAATGATGCATATGTTTTGGTAGAAATTAACAACACACCACAGGTTGCAGATATTCTACATAATGAACTAGAATATGAAAATCTATGGAAAGTATTTACAGGTAACAAGAAACCACAACAACTGTCTGCTGGCTTTGCAAGAGGTGTACAGTTAGGTTTAAAAATGTCACCTCAAGTGAAACGTATAGGTTGCGCTAACTTGAAAATGTTGGTTGAAGGTGACAAAATGGTCATCAATGACTTTGATGTTATCTCTGAATTGACCACTTTTGTGCAAGACAAGAACTCATTTGCTGCGGAAGAAGGCTCAAATGATGACTTGGTGATGTGTTTGGTGACATTTGCATGGGCAACAACACAGAAATACTTCAAAGAAATCGTCAGCCACGACATTCGTAAACAGTTCCAAGTGGAACATATGAATCAGCTTGACGATGAAACTCTACCAGAACCAATTATTGAGGATGGCTTAAATCATGGACTTGAATTGATGGACGGAGATTTATGGGATTCCACGGTAGGTGGAGATACCTATGGTACATTTATTAGAGATATGATAAGAAATCTATAAAAATAGTGTTTCATAAATATTCAAATGGTATAAACTACCAAAAACAGAATAATTAAGGAGAAAAGAATAATGGCTCAAATCGCTCAATTATCTCCAGGCGTACTTGTAACAGAAACCAACTTGACAACAGTTGTACCTTCAGTTCTTACTACAGCCGGTGCATATGCAGGTAACTTCACTTGGGGTCCAGTTAACAAACTTACACCAATAGCTACTGAAAAAATCATGGTCAACACCTTTGGTGCACCAGACAGTAACACATATTCCTCGTTCTTTACCGCAGCGTCATTCTTGGCATACGGCAATAACTTGCAAATTGTACGTGCTGCAAATAACGGAACATATAACGCAACATCTGGTACTACAGGTTTGCAAGTTCAAAACGAAAACAATTTCCAATACACATATCTACCAAACGGTGCAGCAAATACCTACGGTCCTTTCATTGCACGTTATCCAGGTGCTTTGGGAAGTTCATTGGTTGTTTCTGTTATTGATGCTGGTTCTGGTTTTGCCAATACTGCTGCAATGAACAGCGGTTGGACATACACAATTCCAAATGCATCTGGTACTTCAACAACAATCGCAATTGGTGGCTACTTCTCTGGTCTACCAGGTACATCTTATCGTGCTAACACAGTTGGTGCGGCAAATGACCAAATTCACGTTGCTGTTATTGATGCTGGTGGTTTGATTAGTGGTACAAAGGGTACTGTTCTAGAAACATTCCCATACTTGTCTAAAGCAACTGATGGTGTTGATGCAAACGGTCAATCTAATTACTACAAACAAGCAATCTTTAATAACTCTAAGTTTGTTTACGCTATTGATCCAGTTTCTTATTCAGTTACTTCAACAGGTGCTAAAGCTTGGGGTCAACCAACAGCAAACGTTTCTTTCCAAACCTTGTCTAGCGTTCAAACTGTTGCACTAGCTGGCGGTACAGACCAAGCAATTCAAGATTCAGACATTATTGCTGCACAGAGTTACTTTGCTGACCCATCACAAGTAGCAGTTTCATTGTTGATGACTGGTCCTTTCACAAGTACAGCAGTTCAAACAAACGCTATTAACATTGCATCTACACGTAAAGACTGTGTTGCTTTTGTTTCTCCACCACAAAACGCGGTTGTTAACAACTCTGGTAGCGAACAAACAAGTGTTCTATCTTGGATGAGCAATTTGTCTTCTATTACTGGTGGTCCATCAGGTTCTTACGGTTTTGCTGACTCTGGTTGGAAATACATGTTTGACAAGTATAACAACACATACCGTTGGGTTCCATTAAATGGTGACATTGCTGGTCTATGCGTATATACAGACACACAAAACAATCCATGGTGGTCTCCAGCTGGTTTGAATCGTGGCGTTATCAAGAATGTTATCAAGTTGGCATGGAATCCAATCCAAGCGGCACGTGATGCATTGTATCAAGCTGCGGTTAATCCAGTCATTTCTCAACCAGGAAATGGTACAGTATTGTTTGGCGACAAGACAATGCAAACACAACCTTCAGCGTTTGACCGCATCAACGTTCGTAGATTGTTCATTGTTCTAGAACAAGCAATTGCAACAGCAGCAAAATACTCATTGTTTGAATTCAACGATGCGTTTACACAAGCACAATTTATTGCTCTTGTAACTCCATTCTTGACTTCAGTTCAAGCACAAAGAGGTATCACATCATTCCAAGTTGTTTGCGACTCAACTAACAACACACCTTCTGTTGTTAACGCTAACCAATTTGTTGGTGACATTTACATTCAACCTGCTCGTTCTATCAACTTTATCCAGTTGAACTTTGTTGCAGTTGGTACTGGTGTTAGCTTCTCTACAGTAACTACCACTGGCGCTTAATAAATAGGAACAAATAGGAGAATAAAATGGCTTTTCAAATTAGCGAATTTACAAGTGCGTTGCAAAATGACGGCGCACGTCCAAATTTGTTCCAGGTTCAAATGACTGGTTTACCAGGAGGCGTTGGTCAATCTGGCCAACCTTTCTCTTTCTTGTGTAAAGCTGCTCAGTTGCCTGGTTCAACAATTGGTACTGTTCCATTGTACTACTTTGGTCGTGAAACAAAGTTTGCTGGTAACAGAACATTTGCAGACTGGACAGTAACAGTTATCAACGATGAAAACTTCAGCGTTCGTAACTCCATTGAAGCATGGATGAACACAATCAACAGCAACGCAGGCAACGTAAGATTGCCAGCTAACGTTACTGGTGGTGGTTCTGGTGGTCAACCATATGCTATCAATGCAACTGTTAACCAATATAGCAAAACATCAACTGCCGGTAATAACGGTATCATCAAGTCTTATGGATTTGTTGGTATGTTCCCAGTTGATTTGTCTCCAATTGATTTGGATTGGGGAACAAATGATACTATTGAAGAATTCACAGTAACATTTGCTTACCAATACTGGACAAGCAACACAACAAGTTAATTCTTGTTGTATACATAAGAGAGGGCTTCGGTCCTCTCTTTTATGATTTATTTGAAATGTAACCAGGAAAAACATGGCACAAAAGTTTAGTCTATTTGGCTTTACAATTTCTCGCAAAGAGGAAGAAGAAAACCAAACCCAACAACAATCGTTTTCGCCACCATCTTCGGATGACGGTGCGTTAACGATTACTTCCGCTGCATATTACGGCACATATGTTGACTTAGACGGTACTGCAAAAAATGAGGTAGAACTTATATCTCGTTACCGTGAAATGGCAATGCAGCCAGAAATTGAATCAGCCATTGACGACATTGTTAATGAAGCTATCTGCCAAGACGATGATGGCAAGAACATAGAAATTATTCTTGATGATTTAAATGTATCAGACAAGATTAAGAAAGCAATCAAGGCGGAATTTCACCAAATCTTGCGTATGTTGAACTATACCAACATGGCACAAGATATCTTCCGTAGATATTATATTGATGGTAAATTGTATTACCACATTATTGTAGATAAAGAAAACCCAACTGCTGGTATTAAAGAACTGCGTTACGTTGACCCACGCAAGATGCGTAAGATTCGTGAAATCAAAAAACAAAAAGATGAACGCACCGGCGTAGAGGTAATGAATGTTGTTAATGAATATTACATCTACAATGATAAAGTTACTTCTGGTACTTCTACAAATTATGGACCAGTTGGTACCAGAATTACTACTGACTCTGTTGTTTCTGTGGTTAGTGGACTTATGGATAGTCGCCGTGCGGTTGTTCTATCTTACCTACACAAAGCAATCAAGCCACTAAACCAGTTACGTATGATTGAAGATGCGACAGTTATCTATCGTATCTCTCGTGCACCAGAACGTAGAATTTTCTATATTGACGTTGGTAATTTGCCTAAACTAAAGGCAGAACAATACCTACGTGATATTATGGTCAAGTATAAAAACAAACTTGTATATGATGCAAACACAGGCGAAGTCCGTGATGACCGTAAGTTCTTATCCATGATGGAAGACTTCTGGTTGCCACGTAGAGAAGGCGGCAAAGGTACAGAGATTACCACACTACCAGGTGGGCAGAACCTAGGTGAGTTGGAAGACGTTAAATACTTTGAGAAGAAACTGTATAAGTCTTTGAACGTTCCTGTCTCCAGACTTGATCCTAACCAATCCGGGTTCTCTTTAGGTCGTGTTGGTGAAATTACAAGAGATGAATTAAAGTTTGCTAAGTTTGTTGCTCGTATGCGTAACAAATTCTCTGACTTGTTCCATCAAGCACTAAGAGTTCAATTGGTACTCAAAGGTGTTTGTACCGATGAAGAATGGAAACAATTCAAGGAACATGTTCACTATAACTTCATTAAAGACAATAATTTCAGTGAACTTAAAGATGCAGAACTAATGACACAAAGATTGCAGTTGTTGCAATCAGTTGACCCATATACTGGTCGTTATTTCTCACAAGCATGGATTCAACGTAATGTATTGAGATTGAATGACGATGAAATCAAAGTTATGCAATCAGAAATTGAAGAAGAAAAAGAAGCAGGCATTGGTTTACCAGTTCAAGTTACGAATGATGTTGCACAACAACAGATGTTATCACAAATCCAAATGGATGGTGCAGAACACCAAAATGATTTGGACATTAAACTAGACCAGAGCAAAGAAAAAGATCCAGCTAAGGCTACCACTCAAGGTTAATAAATAAACACCATATTGGAGGAAACTATGTCAAGAGACCTAATAGATTACGCAGCACAAGATGATGCAGTTAATTTCAGAGCAGAATTATATGCAGCAATTCACGACCGTGTTACAGCACACATTGAAGCAAAGAAACAAGAAATTGCTCAAGGTTTGTTGAACCAAGAAGAAATGATGCCAGGTAAGAAAATGAAAAAAGAAGAAGAAAAATGGCACATGAAAAAAGAAGAAGAAAAGCCAAAACACGGCATGAGTGAAGAAGAAGACGAAGAAGAAAAAATGAAG